GACGACGCTGTTGATAACGAGAAGATGAACAGGGCGATCGTAGGGGAGGTAATTGCAAGAGCAGGTGACCGCAAGGCCCGGCTGTTTTTCTGTGCTGGAGTCAAACATGCGGAGCATGTCAGAGATGTCCTACAAGACTTCGGAATCGTTGCGGAGTGTGTGACAGGGGATACGCCAAAAGCGGAGCGTGAACGCATTTTGACGCTCTACAAAGGTGGCGAGATCAGGGCATTGACTAACGCGAATGTGTTAACGACTGGCTTTGATTACCCTGATATTGATCTGGTTGCGATGCTGCGACCAACAATGAGCCCAAGTCTTTACGTTCAGATGGCGGGTCGTGGAATGCGTCCAAAGAGCCATACCGATCACTGTTTGGTGCTGGACTTCGCCGGGGTCGTTTCTACACATGGGCCGATCACCGCTGTGCAGCCGCCGAAGAAAGCAGGATCAGGCAGTGGCGAGGCACCAGTCAAACTGTGCGAGTCTTGTAACGAGCTGTGCCCTATTTCCGCACGTAAGTGTCCGGCTTGCGATGCTCCGTTCCCAGAGCCAAAAAAAGCTGAACTTGTGCTTAGGAATGACGATATTATGGGCATCGAAGGCATTGAGATGTCTGTTAAGTCTTGGATCTGGCGAAAGCACAAAAGCAAGGCATCAGGTAAGGAGATGTTTGCAGCCACGTACTATCCGTCTGCGCTGAGTGATCCATCAGTCACGGAGTATTTTGCTGTGCTGCACGATGGATATGCGGGGCAGAAAGCAATCAGGAACTTTATGGAAGTTGCTAGGCAGGCGGGAGCCGATGTTGAGTCGGCAAGTGATCTTGATGAGATGGTTAAGGCTATGAACAAGGCCAACCCGCCGAGCTTGGTGGAGTACAAGAAAGAAGGCAAGTTTTACCGAGTTATCAACCGCGAATGGAGGACAGATGGAGCCGCAAGTGGTCAAGCTGTACAGAGAGAAGGTTAAAGAGAAGCTGTACCCGCCGAAGTGTTGCTACACATGCGACAACTACGCCGATCATGATTGGTGCAATCTGTTTACAGAGAAGGTGCCCAAGGACTTTGCCGAATCGTTGGACCAATGTCCGTCATGGACTGAGGAGGTGCCATTTTGAAGACAGAACACGAGGAACAACGCGAGTTCGTTAGCTGGTTTCGTCAGACGTTCCCAGGTACTCGGATCTTTGCCATCCCGAACGGTGGGCAACGGTCCATCACAACCGCAGCCAGGCTCAAAGTAGAGGGTGTCTGTCGAGGTGTGCCGGATCTTTTCATTCCGGCCTGGGGCCTGTGGGTTGAGATGAAGCGGGAGAAAGGCGGGGTTCTCAGCATAGATCAAGCAGACTGGATTGAGTACCTTGAGGGCCATCAGTACACCTGTCTGGTTACTAAGGGGTGCGGGGATGCAAAACAACAAATTTCTAAATTTATTGTTGAACATCTTGACACCGAGTGTCACTTGGCTAACAATTAGCACATTGCAACACGAACCGGAGATTCCGAAATGTTCTGCTCAACCAAAGCCCTTGACCGAGTTGACGCCAACGAAAATTACAACAATGACCTGTGGATGTCTGCCCGTGATCGGGTGTCTCAAGAGGACATGATCGACGATATGGAGAATGAGGCCACCGACATTGTGTTGGCCTGCGACCGTGTAGAACGGGGTCTGATGTCTATTGAGGATCTTGGCAAGTTCGTAATGGCCCGTCGTGATCATGTGCTTGAGTTGCTTATCAAGCAGCAAATCTAAAAGTTTTGGGGGCCGTAGTCAGGTAAGCCTCGGTTCGCCGAGCGCCCCCGCCAATCAAAGGGGACGAGATGAGCGTAGAAAACACGCTACAAGAGCGAGGTAATCGATACGGGCAGTTCGCGGGTCATGCCCAAGTCTCACAGGATCTGAAGTTGATGATCTCAATGCACCTCAGGCACCGCAACAAGGTGCTTGCAGCAGACCAGCAGGAGGCCCTGGAAATGATCTGTCACAAGATCGCCAGGATTATCAACGGTGACGCCGACTACGCAGACAGTTGGCACGATATCGCAGGCTATTCAACTCTAATCGTCGAAAGGCTGAAAAATGTGTGATGGGAACTGCAAGCAAGGTAGAGAGTGCGATTGCTACATTGACATCTACGATTACTCTAACCGAGTAGAAAGCACCTTGTCATTTTTGGCAAACTTGTTGATGGTCCTAATGACCATCCTATTCTTGATCGGTCTTTTTTACGTTGTGTAGGTGCAGAAAGAGCATTCTTTCAGCAATACGCCTACGTTGTAACCCGGGCAGGATCTTGTTTCCTGCTCGGCAGTATTTCAAGAACTCGTCAGCCGCACTCATGTACTCTTTTCTGAGTACCTTACGCCTCAACGAACTTCGTTGTAAAGTGCCAAGCCCGCAATTGAAAGCGAAGCTAACCAGAGCATCAAATGAGCACTGTGCCAAGTCTCGCCCACAAAGTCTAGAAACACCAGACTCGAAAAACTCAAGATCAGCGCGAAGCAGTGCATTGACTTCATCCTCGGTGAATGTTCGATTGTGGGCCGGTAGCAGACTTATACCCGGGCGGTCTTCAATCGGCATCCGTAGTTGCCGAGGATACAAAACGTGTCCTACACCAATTGTCCAGACCTTAGCAGCGCAGAGATAAGGCCGGAACCGCGTTCCTTCAAAGTTCTTGATTAGTCTGATTCCTGCTTCAGACGTCTTCATTTTCTGAAGGCTCGACCACCAAAGTGGAACGCAATAATTGAGGCAAATAGCGCCTGGGTGTTCTCATCCCAGAGCTGAGAGGCAATCTCAATGAAGGTGGCACCTACATTGACGCCATAAATGAAGATGCCGATATCAATCAGAACCAGGAGCAGGAAAAATCCATAAGTAACTACAGGCCGAACGGATGCTCTGAGATTGATGACCCATTGGCTAGCACCGTCGCCGATGTCAACATCATGCCGATAGATGCTCTTAAGTTCTTCTGTTTGTGCGCCTAGCCGGGCCTGGAACTCTTGGTGAGCCGTCTCCATCTCAATCTGAAGGCTTCTAATCTCTTCTAACTTTGCCTCAGCATCAAACCCGAGCTTGCGTAGTTCAAGCTCTCGCTGGATCTGCATCCCCAACAGTTCAATCTCTTGTCTCTTGTCGCCTCGATCCTGGAGGAACTCTAGGAACCTAGGCAGACCACCGGCAAGAAACGAGAAGATTGTACTGATGAGTGTGAGCATTACTTGTCAGCCTTGTGGTCTAACTTGTCACTGATACGAGCCAAGAGCGTCTTAACCTCGCTCATGTCTTCTCGGTAGTCATCTCGTCGGACGTACTTGGCCGAGGTGGATCTAGAGTCATCTTCTAACCGCTCAATGGCCTTATAAATGTTGTTCAGGATCCAGCCCCCCATAAATCCTGCAAGGCTTACAGCTGCGTTGAAGATGGTTTGAGTGTCCAAGGTGGTTCCTATCAATATCCTGGTTGTTGCGTTGCGGGGAGATTCGGGAGAAGCATATTCATCAACATTTGATCCTGAGGTGTAACGTTCAAGTTGTTGACAGACTGAGGAACGCGTTTTGCAGCAGCCAATGCCCGATTTCTGGCAATAACAGATGCAAATTCCGGCGCAAATGCCATTGTTGTACCTGCGACGGCCCCAGGAACACCTCCATAATAACCGCCTGCACCGCCCCCGCTGGCAGCCCTGAACATCATATTTGCAAGTTTTTCTCCTGGGATAGCTGGAGAAACGGGTTGTTGTAAAGCACCAATATTTCCCTGCTGCGGAAGAAGCCTAGGCGCAACATTTGCAAATTCAGCAACTGTTCTCAATTCATCCGAAAGGCCTTTATCAAGATCTCCAATCAGCTTTCTAGCGTTCACTGATCCAGTGCCCTCAACAATTGCATTGTCAACGCTGTTTGCCATTGCAATTTTTTTACGGGCTTGCTCAAAAGATTTCAACTTTTGAATGGAGTCAGGATCACCACGGCTAAGAAGTTCCCGTTTGATCTGATCTTCCAAAGAATCAGCAATTGCCTTTTGAGCTTTTGCCAATCCAGTGTTGTTGTTAGCAAAGTTTGATCTGGCATCCTCTCGAAGACTTTTAATCTGTGCAAGCCCATCAGAGGAATCAAAATTGCCAATCTTGTATTGATCAATCAGCTTGTTTACATCTTGTTTTTCTGATTTTGGAAACGATGCAGAAGCCGCTCCAAATTCTTTGCGAATTCCTTGCAGACGAGCATCAAAGATGATGTCAGTGTCTACGTTCCCGACTTTTGTTAAAGGAGCGTATCCTTCTGCCCAAGCCTTAGATTTAACTTGAGAAATCTTGTCTGTAGTCAATTGATCATCTGCAGACAATCCAATTGATCGTTTCACAATTGAATCAACCTGTCGCTGGTTTTCAATTGATAGCTCACGTTCAATGTTCTTTGTACCGGCAATTCGTTCAGCCACTCCAGGCTTTTCACCGCGCCTGTAATAGCTTTCTGGAATTTGTAGTCCTTCTTTTTGAGCAGCCCTAAGTGTGTTTTGATATGTAATGTCTTCTTGTTGCTTGGCAATCTTTGCCAGAGCGTTTCTAGTAGACATTGCTTGTTGCACGCCAGGAACCAAAGACGTAAACAACATGCCAGCCATCGGTGACCCAGTGGCTTCAGAAACGGCCTGACCGCCCATTGCTGATCCACCGCCAATTGCTGCGGTTTTCGCCAATGTTCCGGGTGTTGGACGCCCCATCAATGCGCCAGTTGCTCCTTGAATACCAACGTCAAGATAACGTTGAGCTGGAGTCATCTGCTCTTGAGTTTCGTCTGGGCTGATCACGCGCAATTTTTGGCCCAACTTATAGAAAGTTCTAGGAGACTGAGCTAATTCAGGGGCACTTTCCGATCCAGCACCAGTCGCAAGATTGATTGTTCCGCCTGCTGCACGAAGCAGATTTACCACATTCAATGGAGTCTCAGCAAAGACATCAGCAGCCCCCGCCAAGGCCTTGAATGGGGCTTCACTGGCCACTCTAAGTGTCTTAGGGGTAGCAACAGTTCTTTTATCAGTAACAAGTTGTTCAATAGATCTTAGATAAGCATCTGGATCAAACGAACTTTGGCTAGAAGGTTGAGACTTAAGGTAAGCGTCAGGATCAAACTCGGTCGCCATGTTATTTAATCCCCAAACGTTGTTTAATCTGAGAGGCTCTCGGATCGTTGGGGTTAGAGTTTGCCCAATCTAGAGCTTTCTTGTCTTCTGAAGACAAACCTTGCTTTGGTTGTTCTGATTTACCTTCTGCATATTTCTTCAACTCAGCACGATCAAACAGAGACTTTGAGCCTTCTCCTGAATACCAAGCATCCTCAGCACCTTCGTAGGTTTTGTTCTCTCTCCACCATTTGTCGTAAAAATTGCGTTGTTCAATGTCTCTACGAAGTTGAGCTTTAGCAATAGAAATGATGAACTTATTGCCTTCTGGAGTATTTGACAGTCTAGAACTTGCCGCTTCGATTCTTCGCGCATCAGATTCCGTCTGAGGACCTTTTTGCTCAAGCTGTTTTTGAAGAACCGCTTGGTTTGCAGCCGCTGAGAACAATTCCGCATTTGCCGCATAAGTTGTCGCATCAGCAACCCCAAGAGCAGAAAGCATAGAGGCTGCAACTTTTTGCGCGTCAGTCCCAAATCCAGTCTTGAACCCTTGATCAAGAATCTTTTCTTGTGTTTCAAAAGCTGGAAGCGTCTTCACTGCAACTTTTGCCAAGTCTGAAATGTCTTTATATGACTGGACGTTAAATTTGCCTTTTTCTTTTTGTTCTTCTTTTTCCAACACGGTTCCGCCGACGTTTACTTTTACGGCAGGCGCGTGAGTTGATTGCTTCTGAATTGCTGTTTGGTAGGCATTGAACTCTGGCGAACCGGGAGCATAGTTCTTTTGCTCTTCCAAAAGGCGAGCCAATTCCGTTTTAGAACTTTGTTTAGGCGTCAACTCACCAGCACTGGCCCCTTGCTGAGACAGCCAAGATTTGCGCTGTTCAATGGGAAGTCCGAGCAAAGTTTGTTGTATTTTTAAAGTTTTTGCTTTTTCTTCGGGAGTAAACAGTTCAGAGTTTTGAATGTCTTCCGCGTGAGCCATGATCTGAGCATCAGATGGATTGTTACTGATGTCTCTTCGAGCTTGAGAAAGCATCTGCTGACGGGTCTGTGCGGTAGATGTTTTTGCTTGAGTTTCTCTTGCCTGACTTGCGCGAATTTCAGACTGTTTCTTTTCGTATTCAGCGCCAATGCTGGGGCTAATACGGTAAAGCTTTTGCCCATATTCAGGTGAACTCGGATCTAATTCAGCAAGACGGTTTTGTTGTTCTGCCTCCCTTTGGGCCGCCTGCATCCTAAGAGCATTCATTTGCTGCTCTTGTTGCATCCCCTGGATCTGCGCAAACTTGGCGTAGGTGTTCAGAGGTGACTCAAATTGCGGCGCTTGATAACCGAGCGCGATACGTGGATCAATAGGCATAATTTACCCTTGTAACCTTACAGGAGTGAGCCGCCTGGCCCAATGTCACGGGCGTCCGGCGCGTAAACCGGCCCCATGTGCTGCATTCTGTTAGGGAATTTATTCAAGAACTGTTGGCTCTGCCAAGCTCCGAGGCCTTGTCCAATAGCACCGGCCAAAGCATTTGCACCACCCATGTAACCAGATGCTCGAGCATTCCCGGCCCCCATATAGGCCTCGCCAGCAGTCTGGCCATATTGACCTGCGGATTGACCCATCACATTGGCGGCAGTCTGACTAGCCCCCATGAGTGACTGCAGCGGCTGAAGCTGATTGGCCCGGTTCACTTGATAACGGTTGAATGCGTTGGTGTACTCTTGGCTGGCTGCTTCTTGACCATAGCGTTGAGCTGCTTTCAATGCTCCACCAGAGATCAAACCGCCTCGAGCTGCCGCCTGACGGTCAAGAGCTTTCAGGCCTTCGCTCATGCGAAACGCATAACCCGGATCTTGTTGGAAGTCTTGCATACCAAAGTCCCGAGCGTACTTTCCGAACTCGGGTGATGCTTTAAGAGCTTCGTATTCTTGAGCTGCACGCCCTTGACGCTCCATCTCAGCTTGAACGGCGGCGTTGAGCGCCGTTTCGTCAATGGTTGGAACTGCCTCGTCTGGAACCCATCGGGATTCTATCGCGCCCCCACTCTCACCACCTCCCACCTCATATTGCTCAAAACGACCGCCGCCGGTGCTAACAGGTCGTGTGTACTGAGCTGCTAGGGCATTACGAATCTCAGCTTCCGAACGTGCCTGAGGGGCTTGTGTCAGGCCCAACATGTTCATGTATCGCTGTTGCGCGGTCAATCCAGCTTGTCGAAAGGGTTCCTGAAGCTGAATTTGCCTCTCAAACATTTCCCTTTGAAGCTGCGCGGCGCGATCTGCTGCCTCTACTTGTGCGCCTGATGCTTTTTTAGACGCTGCAGATCCAATGGCCGCAGATCCAAGCGTTGCGCCAAGAATTGCGGTTCCGGTTCCTATTGCCATGATCAAACCTTTCTAATAAAGGTGCGCTCCATGGGTTTGAACCCTGCGCGAATGTAGAGATTTTCCATCTTTTTGGCCCGATGGTCTTCTAGAGCAATCATGAATAACGCAGTTGCGTTCTTTTCTTTTGCCCACTCTTGTATCTGATTAAACATCTTGCCGCCTGCACCACTCCCCCGTGACGCCGGAGTGAGCCACCACCAAAGCTCTTGCACCACGATAGCAGACGGATTGAAGTACAAAGGGTACGCAACCGCACCACAGATGCCAATGATTTCATCGTTCATCTCAGCCAACCAGATCCCAACGCCTTCATTGTCCAATGACGACAAATAAAACTTTGAGTATCCATCAACGTCGAACTCAATAGATCCATGCATGGGTGAAGCTGCGTGAAACGCTTGAGCTAGCGTGATGTACTCTTTGAGATCCTCTTGGGTGGCCTTGCGAACAATCATCAAGTCACCTCGCGCCCACTGGCTCGGATATTGATTGCAGATGCCGTCCCGGCAATAGTGGAGATAAATGCAGTTGGAGATAGAACTTGCCCAACGATCTCCGGGAACGTATACACCTCAGCCGGTTGCAACGTCTTGGTCTTGGTAATCAAGTTCTGATTGCCCGAGGTGTCTCCACCAGTAACCAAGTTCACCGAAATTGTCGCAGCGGTTGCGCTGTAATTTGTTGCAGTGAACTTATCAATAATCGTCGTAACACCAGTCGCAGTGTACTGAGTTGTTTGAGTGTTCTCTGCCGTCTTGGCAGGAATTAGGACTTTGACGGTGACGGTCATGAGAAGCTCCTTATTCTAATTGCAGTGCGTTGTTGGAGTCGTACTGCGTCATTATCCAGTTTGCGCCATCGGAGACCAAGGTGGCGTTTGCCCCGGCGACAGCCTCAAGAATGGCAGTGGTGGCAGACCCACCGGCCAGCGGAACTACGTTGCTTGACGCCGATATCAGCGTCTGAGATTGGTAGTTCTGAAAATGCACCACTCGGCCCGTGTTGGTGCTCGGCGTCGGTAGCGTCACGGTGCAGGATGAACCTGACTTGTTATTGATTATCCAAGTCTCATTTGAGGCTAACGTAAAATCAGCCGTCTTTGTGACGGGTGCCGTATATGAAGCGGCAATAGCTGATGTGATCGTTGCAACATCGAATTGAGGTTGAAGTTGCAAAGCTTGAATCTGCTTTTGTACTTCCGCCAATTCGGAAGCGATTACTTCTGAAGCTGGCTGCGTATCGACGTTTTGCGTCAATGCTTGCAACGCTGCGTCATACGAAGCAATCAAAGATTCCGCACTTGATTTCAGATCTTCATTGTCATAGGCGGCATCTGCTGCATTCTGCAACGACAAGAAAAACATATACCACGCACGATCAATTAAGTTCGTGCGCGGATCAATCAGCGGCACCCTGGGCGGCGTGATTGGTGTTGGCGTTGCGTTTGGACTAGGCATTTGTCGGAGACAAAATAAGCTCAGCGCCCATGATGCTGATCTTTACTGGGTCTGTCCCAGACAACTCATACACACGGTCTCGCAACTTTAGAGTCATGCCAAGACGACGCCAGAGCACTCGGCGGTAGAACTGACCAATCTTGCCAATCTTGGCCCAATGTTCATTGGACCACGTATGTCCGCCATCATCTGACCATCGCAGCATAACCTCTGGATCGCTGCCTTGCCCCAGATTCAGGCCAACCCCGGGTTCAATGTCAAGTTGTAAGCTATGCTGAGCAGTTCGTTTTAGATTGTTTTGCCCGGTTGGCAAAGCTCTCCATGAACGCAGCCACTTTTGCGTGCTTCCATTGTCGCTAAAGTTGTTTAGGTCAAAAGCGTAAATGTTGCCGTTTTCGAAGTCACCAATGACAGGTTTGCCTTGGAACGACATCTGACAATTACCGCGATGTCGAATAAACTCACCATTTACAAATCCAGCCCGCTCGTGCCAAGCTTGTGTTGATACGTCATACACCCAAGTTGCATTGGCCGTCGGAAAGACCAATACATAAAAGCTGTGCCCATCCTGTTGATAAGTGTAGGCAATAGCATCGGTCATATCCTCGTATTGCTGGATTTGCCACTCAACGGCATGCGTTGAAATTCGTTGGCCAAGATAGCCATTAGCCCGGTAAACAATCCCTTGGCCCCGACGGTCTCGCCCCAGCCAAAATAGGGCATTATCCATCTTGGCTACAGAATACGGAGCAGCTAGCCCAAGTTCGTTAAACGCACCCTGAATACGTTGCAACGGAAAATCTGTAGCGCCTGAGTTGTACCAGACTTCAATTGAGTTCGTTCCAAACGCCCAGACTTCTCGGAAATTAGATGCGACTGCAGTCAAGCCATCGGGAGAGCCTTCTGCACTTGCAAACTCTAACGGATCAATAGAAGTGCCATCAAACAGTGATGTGATCCACATCTTCTGACTGTTTGGCTCGTTGAAAACAAAGTAACCGTCAAGATAACAAACAGTTACCGCGCCAGGAAAGTCTGGGTCAGTGATCTGACCAAATGCATTTGTTGTGTTGTTGTAAATGTAGCTTGGGCCATTACAAGCAATAAACAACTGAGTTCCGTTGTCGGCCAAGCTGACGGGGCCAGTGCCCGACACGCTTCCGATCAAAGTGGCTGTGTATGTTGAATCAATCTTGTACAACTGCGTTCCTGAGACAACAAATGCCGTGTTGTCATCTGACGCAAATGCCCACAACCCACGAATAGGGCCGTTTCCAACGGTTGCAAGTAACTTCAAGCCTGGGGCTCGATTTAGAAAAGCTGGCTCTTTACCAGCCTCGGGAACAATCTCGGGAAACAAATTGACCATGCGAGCATCCGCAGCGTTGACGCTGCGGGCTACGTAAGCAGAACCGAGGATTGGACTTTTCATTACTTAATAATTCCCGGCGTAGACGTTGAACCTCTGACGAGTCGCCACGAGCGAATAAGGCATAGACATCACATCATCAGGGTTGTTGATGCGTTTGATGTTACGCTTGGCCGCCATTGCAATCCGCTGCACCGTTGGAGATGGTTCAACGCCGAACTCTGCTGCCATTTCGCTTGCCAAGTTGTATTTCAAGGCGCGAAGGTAGCCAGGTGGCAAGTAAATATTGGTCGCAAGGTTGGCGGGCTGCGTCAATTCCTGAACAGACACAAAATGCCATTCCAAAGCCCGAGTAGGCCGTGGATAGATGGTCATTGTGATGTTAGGGAAAGTCATGTTGACCCACATGACCTGCGGATAAGTAGACGTAACGGTTTTAACCGCAATCCCGTTGTACTGCTGTTGGTTGATCAACTTGATCCCGAACGAGACATTCGTAGACGGATCACGGAAATAAGTTGAGTCTTCAATCAGTACAGGTCTGTTTCCAACAAAGTCACCAGTCGGGCCCAACGTGCGGGTAATGGTGTCGGCGGGCCAAGTAAAGACTTGGTCTTGCGTGTTGTAAACAGAAAGACGCTCAGTGCTCCAAGAATCAATCATTTGATTCAAGGCAGAAAGAGCGTCTTGAGAGGTCTCAGCAGAAGGCGTCTCGCCCTCTGCCAGCATTCCGATCAGCCTGAGTGCTGAGTTGATGAGTTCACCGGCGGTTGCCATGCTTCGTGTTCCTTCCTGGGAGGTCTGCCACGGCGCTTGATCTCCAGAATGTTCACCGGAGCCGCATCAACTTCGGGTTGCGTGTTTGGATTATATCGCACCCATCCGTTCTGCTCGTCGTATTCAGCCTCTAGCTCCATTGTGGCAATTTTTGTCCCATGCCGGGGATGTTTTAGATAGATGTTCACTTGATTCCTACTCCCATCAAGTTATTGAACATCATGCGTTTCGTGTGAACTTCGCCGAAGATGTTCAGGCTGTCTGCCAGTGTCTTAGACACAAACCCGCAATGATGCGCCATGTAAGGATTGTCTTCAATCATAGCCCGCATTCCATACATCAGATCCAGTCCAGTGATGGGGCCTGCGGGAGATACGTACAAGACTTCCTCGGTAGCCTCCGCGCCCTCAAGATCCGGCACGATGATGATTGCTTTGCCGCCAGACTTTAGAACTCGATGAAATTCAGAAATGACTTTCTGAACTTCATGCGGATAGACGTGCTCAAGAACATGGCTGCAGTACACCATGTCGAACTCGCCGATGTCACCAAGGTCTGTAACGCTGGCAACAATATCCGGTTCGCACCCTGGATTTGCATCCAGGCGGACTTCTTGACAGGATGGAAACCACTCTGGGAGTGGTTCCCGTCCACATCCTGCGTGAAGCACGCGGATCAAGCCGCACCCTTCCACAGGCCCAGTGCTGACAGCGTGTTCATGATTTCCTGAACAGCAGCCAGTTGGGTTGCGCCAAACGATGCCGAAGTGGCAAGGTTCGACGTAGCTTGCACGCTAGATGCACGCTGAGTAACAGGCGTCTTGCCATAGAAGCCAACAGTACCGCCAGACTTGCCAATAACGGCACCGTCCAACTGTTGGTCTTCGTAAGCAACGCCAATCGCTTTGGTATTAGGCATTTCTTATCCCTCGTAAAGATCACCACCAGGCTGTCTGCGCAGGAAATTATGAAAATTCCCAACGTATTCTTTCTCGGTAGTGTGATGTGAAATATCCAGGTCAGGGATCAGTACGATTTCGCCACCGCATTCCCGCCAGTTACGACAGAAAGCATAGTCTTCACCGTACCAGACCCCCTTATGAGCGCCATGATTGAACAAGTCTACATAGGGACTGTACTTTTCCCCGTAGATCAAGTCCGGGTAAGCGGTCATGAACTTATTGACCGCCTCCTTTGTTACCTTCAAGAACCCAGCAGGTGCTGAATGCGCCAGCAGGTTGCCATCTTCTCTGACCAAAGGAGTGCCGTCCGTGTTGGACAGCACCGCTCCCATGTATTCCTCTTCGTCCTTCTTAAACCGATAAGTACCGCAGACAACATCGCCTTTGGTCTCAATCAGTGTCAGAAGGTCTTGCGGCTTCCATGAAATATCATGGTCAATGAAAACAATGACATCTGCTTTGGCATCCAAAGCCTTCCGAAGCATAGTTGAACGTGCATGTGAGATGTACGGACAACCAATCTCCGAAACCATGCCCTCTTCCCATCCAGCTTCTTTGATCAGCGGAATGGAAGCAGCAAGGCTATCAAGCGTGGCCTGATAGGGCTTTTTCGTCGTTGGGATGCAGAAGATAACTTTCATGCGTCATTAGGCCGTAGCCCAAACACCCAGACCGATCAGCGTGTTTTGAATTTCTTGCAGAGCAGCCAGTTGGGTTGCACCGAAAGAAGCCGAGGTAGCCAGGGCCGAGGTGGCGTGAACAGCAGAGCTGTAAGCACGTTGAACCACGGGGGTCTTGCCGTAGAAGCCAACTTTGGAAGTAGCTGCGTTGCCAACGGTAACGCCGCCAGTGCCAGAGCCGAGAGCAACAGCTTGATTGGCTGCTCCAACGTTCAGGGTCTCATTAACGTTGCCATCGCCAGCTTGATAGCCGTCACCAACTTTAGGAAGTGCCATGATGAATTCCTTTCAATTATTCAGAACGGGGGCCGAAGCCCCCAGTATCAATTAGCCCCAGATGCGACAAGCCATTTGCGGACGGATCACGCTGTAACCGTACAGCACGTCAATCCGGCAAGGCATACGGTCGTTGTTGATGTCGTACTGACGAACAACGCGCAGGCTGATGCCGTTATGGACAGCACGAGAAGCCATATCAACGCCTTGGGGAAGCAGCAGGTCAGCCGTGGCAAACGTGATTGCGTCCTTATGGTAGACCAAGTTCTGGGCGTACTGGCTAGCAGCAGAACCCAGCATGGTGATGTCTGCATCATTGGCAGGGAATGCCGTTACGGTAGCCAAGGCATGAGCCGAGGTGTACAGGGCGGGATAGAACTTCAGAGTGCCGCTGGAAGATGCGGTCAGGTCTTCAGTAACCGTGAATTGCTGCAAAGAGCCAGTGGACTCACGGGTCTGAGGATTGACAGCATACACACCTTCAATGGTGAACACGTCACCAACTTTCCAGGTCTTAGCAGAGCCGGTGAAAGTGATGTTCAGCTGAGAAGTGCCTTGGGTCGTCGTGGTGCCGTCAACCTCAATGGTCGTGCCCCAATCGCCAGTGGTGTGCTGCTTGATCGACTGAGACATGTTGATTTCGTCGAAGCCCAGAACGCCAGTACCCATCATGCCGTTCTTGAACTGCTTGGAGATGGTGTCGGTGGGATTGAACAGACCCTTCATGCCTTCAACCAAGCCAGCGTTAGCGGCAGGGTTGACGGTGGCATAACGGGGGCTCATCACGGCGGCGTTCTCGTTCAGCTTTTGCTGGGCTTGCAGCAGAACCAAAGAGGTCGATGGCGTCGTTCCAGGGGTACCAACGCTGTTGCCAATACTCTTGTAAGCGTTCGCAACGTCGGCATCAATTGAGGCAGCCAGCTGGCTAATACGAGGCTTCAGAACGCGTTCTGCGAAGTCGTCCAACTGCATGGTCAGTTCGGCAGAAGTGAAATTCACGCCGATATGCTTTTGGTTGGACACAGACAGGGTGGTGAATTGCTCGTTGTCGTCCTGAACTTGCAGGGCGGCACCGTCGGTCACCAAAGCGCGGTCAGGCAAGCGAATGCGCAGGGTGGAACCGATCTTGGCACCTTCAACAGCGAAGCTGTCGTCGTACTGACGGTTGACGTTACGGGTAAGAACAAGGTTGTTCTCGAGGATCTCGAGCGCCTTGCGGGTAATCATGTCAATGGTTAATAGGCTGTTTGCCATTTTTCATCCTTTAACGGTTTCGTTGTGCTTCCAACTTCTTAATCTGCCGCTGACGCTCTGCCTCAATCCATTGGCTTGCGGTCATGGTTTTTGTGGACCGTGGGTCAGTGGTGTCGTAGACAGGTGTTCCGGTTACCCGGGCAGTCACCGGCGTGATAGGCGTTGGTGCGCTTGAAGTTTTCTTGATAGCGGGCGGATTGTCTGCCAGTTTGGCTTCGATCTTTCCGATCTCTTTGGCTTGCAAGAATGGCGACAAACGAGAAATACGATCAGCTTCCTTAGGATTTGAACCCAAGAAATAAGCAATATCAGGCCCAATATCAGATGCCTGAATGGTTTCGGCCATTACGTTTGTGACCGGCAGCTTGGGGTTGTATGCGACTTGTTCAAAGTCCTCATACTTGCCCCGAGCGTCCTCTTCACGTTCGTGATACGCCTCAACAATCTCTTGCCTGACCCGCTGCTGCTCCCGGTTGCGAAGCAGTTCTTCTGCCTTGTGCGATGCCAAGGCTTCGGCATACGCTTCAACAGACTCAAACTGTTCTTGACTTGGACTTGCTGCGGGTTGCGTGACTTTGGCTTGAATTTCAGCCAGTCGCGCGGCTTGTTCTCTTTCCCACTTGCGCTGCTCTCTTGCGAGCCGCTTGCCAATGGCAGCATCAAGCTCTTCTTGAGTGAAGGTCTTGCTCTGTTCCGCTGGCTTTTCTTCCGGCTGAATAACTTCAGTTTCTGGGGCTGCCGTAGCTTCCAGTTCTGGCGCGGGCACTTCCGCTGGGATTTGAACCTCTTCCGTCATTTGTGAATCCTAAGATTCCCCGGTCTACTGGGCCGGTACAGTTTTTAGATTATGCGCTAAGAAGGCGCTAGTCAAAAATTGTTAGAACACGGTTCTTGCAATTTCGTAGGCGTAGTTATCGCCGCCGACTTCCTCAACCACAAAGGTGATTGTGCCGGGACCAGTAAACGCCCCGCTACTGAAGATGTACGCGGTGTCGGCAAAAGTCATGTTCGCGTTGGTTGTGCGGAACGTGACCACCCTGTTTGGATTTTTCCCAGCCGAGAGGCGGTTGACGGTCACCGCACTGGCTGCCGTCACTTCAAAGTAGCTGCCATCAGGCACCGTGAGGATATTGGAACCGACGTTGGCTTGAGTGAGCGCAGTGGCGTTTTTGTGCAGAGCAATCGCACCATCAGCAAGAAAGGGAAAATCCGTGGTGGTGTCTTCTTGCATGACCAAACCGGACGGTCTTGTCGCCGCTGTGTAGCCGACTTTGTACGATCCTGCGCCCGTCCAGGTCGACACCGGGTCGAAGGTGTTGCCTGCGATGAGCAATTTGGAATCGGCCGTATCGGCAAAGATACCAACTTGCCCTGCCACGCCGCTGGATCTGATGAACGTGTTGGCCGTTACGGTCTTGCCGTAAGTGCCACCAAGACCGATTCCGGTTGCATTGACCACATCGCCCATAGACACTAAATTACCAGTTATGGTGGTGCCAATGTTTGCAGCGTTTCTGTCGTCAATTAAGTAACTAAAACCTGGAAAAATCAGGTTATTTGAAATAGTGTTGTACGGGCCCTCAATGTAAATGGCCTTACCGCCATCACCACCCTCCATGTAATTGGCGTCAATAACTGCCTTGCGTGCGTTGTATAAAAAGATGCCGTTATAAACGACGGAGCATTCGCACTGTTCAATTTTCGGCGAATATGGAGTTCCAGCACCAGCGCCAAGTTGATACCCAGTCAACCAACCACGCGAGGTGCATTTGTAAAAGGTCTGCAAACCACTGTCAGACACCAGCGGCATGTCAAAGCCGATACCAGTACGCGCCGCACCTTTGGTAAAGTCGGCCCAATCGCCGTTCATCGAATAGACCTGCTGGATCAGGAAGGTTGCGCCGTAGGTAATTTGTACCCCGTTGCCTGTACCACGCTGATACACAACGCAATTGTGAACGGAAGACAGCCCGTAAAAGCTGTCCAAACGCAACACGGCGGTTGTTGAGGTGCCATCAAATCTAATGTGATCAATCTCAACCGTTCCGTTACCAGATTCGGCAGTTCCAAGAATGTCTCGCATAACCGGAGCATCCGTCACGCTCTTGATGACTGTCCCTCCAGTGTTTAACTGAACAAACGGCTCGCCAAAACCTTGACCGTAAATTCGAATCGCGCTGTCACGGTCATCAGTTCCACCAGACACGGTGCCGGGAATCGTAAGGCCGGTAACAAGATACCCACCAGCAGGGAAGTAGCAATCAAGATTGTTGGCACGAGCAGCATCCAGTGCTGCTTGGCAAGCAGATGTCACATTAACGCCAAACGTATACGCCAAAACATCTGTGATTTGCGCTGCTGTCATGTAATCAAGTACATTGACAGAAGCACTGCGGATCATTGAGTTAGTGACTTTTGTGAGAGACATTTTTTGCCTTTATACGCTGTACGTAATTGACCCATTAATCGTTTGTCCGGTGGCAATTGGATATGTAGCATCATATTTGTACATTTCCAATGTTGTACCATTTATTGCCCCTGTACAAGCAGCTCCATTTGATTGATTAAAACCAAAAAGCGCGGTATTTCCAACACCAGATGAAAATGGTGCGCCTGTAATATTTATGTACCCTGCTCCGGTGCCATTATTTGACACGGAAATGTACCAAGTCAATGTAACTTGACGACCAATTCTCGTATAACGCCCAGCTGCGGTGTAAGACGTAATTGTTCCTGTCCCAGACGTAACCACAGGCGTCCAAGTCCCCTCCTCATACCAATTCAACAACTGACTCGTCATGCCCGCTGCGGGGGTGTTGGCGGTGAAGTTGATGCCTTTGGCGGCGGTGCCTTGAACTACGTTACCGTTAGACATGGTAAGGTTACCAGAACCTCCACCAGTGTTATTAACTGCC